CCAGGGTAGGGCGTCCGTCCTACCTTTTTACGTTGTACGTTTACCCGTTAGGCGCTGTGACGCGCTACAAGGCGTTTTGAGGCGTGTTTAAGTTTTAGACGGGTATTTGTGCGGTTAAGGCGTTGGGGCGTGTCTACGTGGCGCGTGGTGTGCCACAGGGGGCGTTCCCGTGCCCACCCCGGGGGGATAGGGGAGCGGGCAGGGCGCGGGAGGGAGTGCTCCGCACACCCTCCAAAAACAAAAAGAATCCGATTTTGATTCTAATTCACCCGAATCTATTTACAAAGACCGAATTACGGTATATAATCACCATAACATATTCACAAATCAACAAGAGAGGTAACACCGTGGTAAAGAACAATATTGAATTTGACGTAAAGGTGAAGTTACTTGAGGAAAACATCACACAGTCTGATCTAGCTGATACCTTGGGAACAACCAGGCAGCAGATTAACAGAGTAGTAAACAAAGACTCGGTTGTGAACAAGAGTTTTGTCGATGTGATGGAAGCATTGGGTTACGACATTGTTCTAACCTACGTTCCGAGGGAGTGATCGCAGAGGAAGTAGTAAAAAGTAGTGAAAAAGTGGTTTTTCCCATAACTTTTCTTAGTACGCGCGTATTAAGAAAAGTTACTGTAAAATTTGATTTTAAACCACTTACACTACCTCGGCAGGGTCGATTTCCCGGGTAACTCGGTGAAAAAGATACCCTGGGGTGACAGGGGAGTAGTAGAAAGTAGTGAAAATACGGTTTTTGCTATAACTTTCTCTAGTACGCGCGTATTTATAAAAAGTTAGGGAAAAAATCGATTTTTAACTCCTTGGACTACTCCGGGGAAAAACTCCGTGAAAAACAGAACAGAAAATGGTACGATTGTATCACCATGTGCAGCAGGGTGGGTGAATCGGAGAATCCTGCCGTTGAGAGATTGAGAGAGGGTGCGTTATCGCAAAACGATGACGCGCTCTTTTTGTTTGTCGGAAAGTGAAGGAGAGAAGATGAGAGACCTACTTGAAAAAATTCTCGGAAAAATAAAAAAGACCCCGGGTGACGCAGGAGGGTATACAGACCTGTACTATATGTGTCTTGAGACGATGAAAGAGGACGAACGGCTTGCCGTAGAGTATTTGAAAATCCTTTCGGAGTTGATAGAGAGTAGAATCCCCGTTGCAGGAGCGGAACTGAGAGACCTGTTCCTTCTGCACAAGCGTGTACTGCTTGCGGCCGCGCCATACGATTTTGAAAGCTATCTCTTGTACGTTGAGTGGGAAAGAGAACCGGACAAGAAGTTCTATGCGCCGAGAAGAAAGGTGATGCACCCGGTCGTAGAGGCGATGCAGGGGTTGATTGATGACGAACTTGACCTATTAACCATTTCCATGCCGCCAGGAACAGGTAAATCTACGCTCGGTATATTCTTCCTGTCATGGGTGATGGGCAAGTACCCGGATTCACAGTCGTTGGCCTCTGCACACTCCGGTATGCTCACACGGTCGTTTTACGATGGTGTGTATCAGATTATCACTGATTGCGAATATCTCTGGAAAGACGTGTTCCCGGGTGTAGCCATGGCGGCAACGAACTCGAAAGAAGAGACAATTGATCTGAACAAACGACACAGGTTCTCAACGCTCACCTGTAGGGCAATCAATGCGTCTCTCACAGGTGCTACGCGTTGTGACAAGATTCTGTATGCCGATGACTTGTGTTCCGGCATTGAAGAGGCCATGAGTAAAGAGCGACTGGACAAGCTGTGGACAACCTACACGAACGATCTAAAGTCCAGAAAGAAAGAGGGTGCAAAAGAGATACACATTGCTACACGTTGGTCGGTGCACGATGTGATCGGTCGGTTGGAAGACATGTATGGTGCTAGTGATAGAGCGCGATTTATTGTTCTGCCTGCTCTGGATAAGGACGGTGAAAGCAATTTCGATTACGATTACGGTGTGGGGTTCAGCAAAAAGTATTTTGAGGACATGGCGGCGAACTTGGACGATGCTTCCTACAAGGCGCTCTTCATGAACAACCCGATTGAGCGTGAAGGCCTGCTCTATGACGAAGATGAGTTGCGCAGGTATTTTGATATGCCCTCAGAAGACCCCGATGCTGTTATCGGTATCTGTGATACCAAGGACAAGGGTTCTGATTACGCGTTCCTGCCGGTGGTGCGCGTGTATGGGAACGATTACTACATTGAGGATTGCGTGTGTGATAACAGCCTGCCCAACATTGTTGATGCTAGGCTTGTGGAGATTTTGGTGCGTTATAAGGTTAACTCCTGCCGGTTTGAAAGTAATTCCGCAGGCGGCAGGGTTGCCGAAAAAGTGCAGGGTGAGGTGAAGAAGAAAGGCGGTATTACGCACATTACCACCAAGTTCACAACGAGCAACAAAGAGACTAAGATTATCGTGAACAGCGCGTGGGTGAAAGAACATTGTCTGTTCAAAGATGTGAGCCTCTACAAGCGCAACAGTGATTACGGACGAATGATGGATATGCTCTGTTCCTACACGGTAGCGGGCAAGAATAAGCACGATGACGTACCGGATGGTCTTGCCATGCTTGCAGAATATGCGCAGAGTTTAGCCGGAACGAAGGTGGAAGTGTTCAAAAGGCCGTGGTAAATCGAAATGTGTAAAAACCCACGGAAAAACACAACATAATGCGTTAAAATCGTTGACATATACAAAATATAGAGTTAAAATGAGTTAAGATGAATTTTGTGGGTGCATGATTGCACGGGTCACATAGACCCCTGTAATTGTGCACCCATTTTTTATTTGCGGAGAGGAGGGGAGCGTGGGACACACGATTGATACGAGCAAGTCTCAGATAGGCAGTCGAACGCGGGTGATGAGCGGTCGGCGCGTCATTAAGAGCAGTGTGAGTGAAATCACCGAAGAGAACGTGGGGGACGTTCTTAGACAGGCGCTCTTCACTCACGAGCAGAACCGCAGCGAGATTGATTACCTCTGGAAGTACTACAAGGGAGATCAGCCGATTCTTCACAGGGTTAAGAACATTAGACCCGAAATCTGCAACAAGATTGTGGAGAACCGGGCGAACGAGATTGTGTCGTTCAAGGTTGGTTACCTTTGCGGTGAGCCGATTCAGTACGTGAGTAGGAACGGCGGGGAGGAAGTCGTTAAACAGATTAACATGCTGAACGAGTTCATGTTCGCAGAGGACAAGGCCTCGCAAGACCAAGAGTTGGTGGAGTGGCAGATGGTGTGTGGTACGGCATACCGAGGGGTGTTCCCGGATGATGCTGCGGAAGAGGACGAAGCACCGTTTGAGTTATACACGTTGGATCCGCGAGACACCTTTGTGGTGTATTCCACGGAACTTGGTAACAAACCACTTATGGCGGTTAAGTACAACACCGATGAGAACGGGTATCGGCATTACTCGGTCTACACAGAGAACAGGTATTACTCTCTGAGTGACCTCGGTGTGGAGGTGGGTGTAAAAGCGCACGCCATGAACAGCATTCCGATTATCGAATACCCTGCCAACAATGCTCGGCTCGGAGCATTTGAGATTGTCCTTCCCCTACTGGACGCTATCAACAACGTTGAGAGCAATCGCCTAGACGGCATGGAGCAAATGGTACAGGCGTTTATCAAGTTCATTAACTGTGATATCGACAAAGAGGGATTCGAGGAGTTTCTGAGCCTTGGTGCAATCAAGGTGAAGTCGAGTGATGGACTCAACGCAGACGTGGCGGTGGTGAGTACGGACTTGAATCAATCACAGTCACAAACGCTCAAGGACGATTACTACAACGCGATTTTGGCAATATGTGGCCTACCGAATCGCAACGGTGGTTCTTCCACGAGTGACACGGGAGCAGCGGTGCTTCTAAGAGACGGTTGGTCGGATGCGGAAGCCAGGGCAAAGGATAGTGAGAACGTTTTTAAGCGCTCTGAGAAGAAAATGCTCAAACTGGTGCTACACATTTGCCACGAAAAGGACACTCTCAATCTCAAGTTGAGAGAAATCGATATGAAGTTCACCCGTAGAAATTACGAGGCGATTCAGAGCAAGTCGCAGGTGCTCATTTCGATGTTGCAAGAACCGAAGATACACCCGCAGTTGGCTTTTCAGCACAGCGGCATGTTCAGCGATGCCGAGTCTGCTTACGCAATGAGCATGAAGCATTACGAGGAACAGCGCGAGCAGGAAGCAACGGAGAACATGGTTAGAGAAAACCTTAATCACACGAACAACGAACACAGAGAAGTGCAAACACAAGGAGTAAGAAATGGCAAAAATTGATGTTTCCAAGATTGAAGGCTACGCAAATATGACCGCCGAGGAGAAGATTGCGGCGCTTGAAGCCTATGAGACTGCTGATCCGGACTACACGGGTTATATCAAGAAGTCCAGGTTCGATGAGGTTGCTTCCGAACTCGCCGCTAAGAAGCGAGAACTCAGAGAAAAGATGAGCGCAGAAGAGCAGCAGAAGCTTGAGGAGCAGCAGAAGCAGGAAGAATTGCAGTCCAAGTACGAGGCGTTGCTCAAAAAGACCGAGATTTCCGAGTGCAAAGCAAAGCTACTCGGAATGGGCTACGAAGAGAACCTTGCGGCGACCACAGCAGAAGCGATGGTGAACGGTGATACCGAGGCAGTGTTTGCGGCTCAGAGGAAACATCTCGAAAGTGTCGAGAAGAGGGTTCGCGCAGAAGCCCTCAAGGACACACCGAGACCCGTCCCGGACGGGGAGTCGAAAACAATGACACTGGAGCGATTCCGTGGTTTGTCCTCACAGGAGAGATACGCTTTCTCTGTGAGCAACCCCGAAGAGTATGCGGCGCTCTACAACACTAACAGCGGAGGTAATGAGTAATGGCTCACACTATTTACAGTAATTTTTATCTGTCCAATGAGATTTCCGATCAGTTCGATTCTCACCTCAATTTGCAGCAGTTCTGCACCGTGGATGACAGTCTTGTCGGCACGGCGGGTATGAAGCGCAAGATTAACGTCTATCGCGCAACGAACGCCACTGAGAAGCTTGCAATGGGTCAGGGTAATACCAAGTCCATCGAGGTGAGTTTTACAGAGCGAGAGTACGAGATTCAGCTTGCACAGAACGAGTTCAAATATTATGACGAGCAGGAAATGACCGACCCGATGCTTGTTCCGACCGGTACCAAGCACATGGGCACGGACATGTTCAACACCGTGAATAAGGACGTGTACGGTGAGTACATGAAGGGTAACCTGGTTGTGTTCTCCGAGAGTATCAATTTCGATTCGTTTGTCGATGCAATCGCTGCAATCAACATCGAAGAGGGCGACAACGACCCGAGCAAGGTTGCGCCGATCACGTTTGCATTCGTTCACCCGGTTGACATGGCTGCGCTCCGTAAGGAACTCAAAGAGAGTCTCAAGTATGTGGAGGCTTTTGCAAGAACCGGCTATGTCGGAACGGTCGGCGGTGTGAATCTCTACACCAAGAAGAACGCTGCGAAGGGCACGATTGTCGTTGCTACCAAGAAAGCTGTAACCATGTTCATCAAGAAGGGTGTCGAAGTTGAGACCGATCGTAACCCGGACACGAGAGAGAACAAGATCTGGTCTCGCAAGTACTACATCCCGGCTCTTACGGACGCAACCAAGACCGTTAAGGTTATCAAGGGTAAGGCTGTCAAGACGAACGATACCACGGTGACGAGCGGTAAGCAGTACTACAAGGAACTGGATTCGGGCTACATGGAGGTCACCCCGACCACCACGAACCCCAAGACCGAGGGTCTTTTCGAGAAGGCATAAGTAATCGGAGGTGGGCAGCATGAGCAATGAGGAAAAGCTGACAATGTTGAAAGCACTGGTTGGTGAAAACGACACAGACACAGTGCTGTCCACCTATCTCACTTTGGCGGGACGGAAAATCATCAACAGGGCGTTTCCGTATGATTCCAGTGTCATGGACGTTCCCGCAGAGTATGAGACGTTACAGTGTGAAATCGCTGCCTACATGCTCAACAAACGTGGTGCAGAAGGGCAGACGGTACACGCTGAGAACGGTATTTCGAGAACCTATGAAAACGCGGATGTTCCGGTGTCTATGCTCAAACAGGTTGTGCCCCGCTGCGGAATACCGAAGTGAGGTAGGAGCATGAGAACACTGGAACGCAACAAGGTTAAGTTTTTCTACGCTCTATACCGAGACAAAACGCCTAGGACTGACGAGTACGGCAATGATACAGGCGAGTATGACGTTCAAAGAACGAACCCAATTGAATACTCGGCAAACATTTCTGCCGCTAAAGGAGAAACCTACACACGGCAGTTTGGAGAGACCGAGAACTACGACAAGGTTATTGTCATGGGTTGGGACGCGCCGCCGATTGACGAATACACGGTGTTGTGGGTGGACAGAATCCCGGAGATAGACACCGAAGGTGCTCTAGCCACTGACGATAACGGACAGGTGAAAACACCATTCGATTATGTTGTGAGAAAAGTGGCTAAGAGCCTCAACGGTGTATCTGTAGCTATCAGCAAGGTGAATGTAAGTGGGTAAGAGAACCATTTCATTTTCATTGTCTGAGAGCGAGGTCGAGAGGGCAATTAAGGAACTGGAAGCGTACAAGAAAGAGGTTGTTGAGAAAACAAACCTATTACGTGACAGGGTTGCTGAACGGCTGAAAGAAGAAGCACAAAACGGTTTCAACGGAGCAATCGTTGATGATCTGGTTACAGGTGGTGCGAGGATTGCAGAGGTTGATGTAACCGTAGAATCAAGAGGTTCGATTGCGGTTGTGATAGCGAGCGGAGACGATGCCGTTTGGGTTGAGTTTGGCGCAGGAGTTTATCACAACGGTTCGCCCGGGACTTCCCCTCACCCCCGTGGGGCAGAACTGGGATTGACGATAGGTGGTTTTGGCAAGGGACGTGGTAAGAAAGAGGTTTGGGGATATTTTGAAAACGGAGAACTCAAACTCACCCGCGGTACGCCTGCCAAAATGCCAATGGCACGGGCTGTAATGGTCGTGTGTGATGAGATTGTGGCGATAGCGAAGGAGGTGTTCGGATGATTGATATTGAATCAGAAGTGTTCACACGCGTTGCCACCATGGTGAGAGACAAGTACCCCAAGGTTTACATGACAGGAGAATATGTAAAATCCCCTCCGTCATTCCCCTGTGTGTCTCTCATAGAAACGGATAACCAAGTGTACAGAAACACGCGAGATTCCGGGGCGATTGAAAACCATGTACAAGTTCTCTACGAGACCAACGTCTATTCAAACAAGACGGCGGGGAAGAAGAGCGAGTGCAAGGCGATAATGGCGATTATCGATTCAGAAATGGAAAGAATGGGTTTCACAAGAACACTGCTTAACCCCGTTCCGAACGAGGGTAATGCAACAATCTATCGAATGGTGGCTCGGTACAGAGCCATTGTTTCCAAGGACAACACAATTTACAGGAGGTAAACACACATGGCTATTAGCACCTACAAGAGTTTCCTCATGCAGAAGGACACGACCGCATGGAAGAAGCTGATTGACATTAAGGAGTTCCCCGACCTCGGTGGTGCACCGGAGATGTTGGAGACTACCACTCTTTCCGACAACATGGAGACGCATATCGCGGGTATTCAGTCACTTGACTCCCTGGAGTTCAAAGCGAACTACACCCTGGATGATTACAAGGCTCTCAAGGCCCTTGAGGGAGAGGAGAAGGAGTACGCGGTTTGGCTCGGTGGTACTGAGACGGGCGGTGTTCTTACC